ATGTGCCGACGATCTACATTGAGCCGTTTGGCAATGTTAACGTGGAGGCGCAAGCTTGCGGCACTCCCGTGATCACAACGGATTGGGGCGCGTTCACTGAAACCGTTGTTGACGGCGTGACCGGGTTCAGATGCAGGACGTTTGGAGAGTTTAAGCGGGCCGCTATTGAGGCGGAGAAGGTTGACCATCGCCTGATCCGCCAGCGCGCCGTGGAGCAATACTCCCTTGAGACTATAGGCAAGAAGTACGAAGACTACTTCGCCCGCTTGCTGCATTTATGGGACAAGGGCTGGTACGAAGGACGCGAATTTGGGGGCTAACTGCCCCCTTTTCTTTGCTTAAAAACCCATGTAGAAAATCAGTGGGGAGAAAGTGCTTGGGTGCGAAGATGATGCTTGACTATCAGATTCTTTTCAATGCTGCGGCCAGTCTTGTGTTCCTTGGCGCTGGATGGTTCTTGCGTCAACTCTGGGACGCCGTTGAAAAGCTGAAGCAAGACCTTCATCAGATGGAAAAAGAACTTCCAGTCGCATATATCCGGCGCGATGAATTTTCTGAAAGTATCAAAGAAATCAAAGAGATGCTAAACAAGATCAGTGACAAGCTTGATGGCAAGGCCGACAAGTAATCAACAAAATTGCTTTTGTTTTTGTGAGCGAGGGAAACAATGAAGACGAACAAGGCCGGACTTGACCTGATTAAGTCGTTTGAAGGGTTGAGGCTTACAACTTATAAATGCAGTGCTGGTGTGGACACAATTGGCTATGGACACACCTCTGCTGCTGGTGAGCCGAAAGTTACACCGGGCATGAAGATCACAGAAAAAGAGGCGGAGGAAATCCTCGCCCGTGATCTTGGTAAGTATGAGGCGGCTGTAGACAAGGCGATCACCATTACGCCGACTGAAAATCAGTTCGCTGCAATGGTTTCACTTTGTTACAATATCGGGCCGGGTAATTTCTCCTCATCTTCTGTTGTCAAGAAGCTTAACGCTGGCGATGTAGAGGGTGCTGCCAATTCATTTCTTCTTTGGAACAAGGCCGCTGGCAAGGTTCTCGCTGGCCTTACCCGCCGCCGGGAAGCTGAGAAAACGCTTTTCCTGAAGAAAGATTAAAATGTCCGAAGGTGAAAGCCCAGAGTCGCCCAAGCCTGCTGGCGGGAATGATATTGCCAGCACGGCTATGTCTGTGCTGACTTACATTGACAGCCCCTTCAAGTTGATTGTCGTGGTCCTTCTGGGCGTCCTTGGGTACACAGGTTACTTCATTCACAACAACTTTGATCTGTTTTTCAATGTCTGGGAAAAGCAGCGCCAGTTGCCCCAGATGAATGAGGACCGCTTTGATCAGGTTTCCGCCGACATCATGCGCGAACTTAAGGCGGAAGTTCTGGTGATCTTCACTGTTGACCCGATCTTGAATAAGCGCGTCAGCGTCCGTGCTTACCAGAAGGATGGCGGTCGCGCGAAGGGCGTTGAAGGCATTGATGTTGGATTGTTCACAAGCAATCTAAGCAACAATCAGGACGCCATTGAACTTATCGCAGGCAACATCCCGTGCGGAGATTATAGGCGGCCTCAGTCTGAAATAGGTCTTTGGTATCTTTCCAAGGGCGTTGCCTTCACTTGCCGGGTTTCAGTTCCGCCTGAGATTAACCAGTTCATTGGGCAGATAACTGTTGGTTGGAAAGAGAAGCCTGCTGATCTTGGTTATGCGCGGGACATCTTGAATGTCGCGTCTCGCGCTCTATCAAGGAAAGAGTGAATGTCAACCTTAAGTGGAGAAACAAAATGAACATGAATGCAGACCAGATTTGGGGAATTGTCCGTACAATTCTTGCTGCTTTTGCTGGCTGGGCGGCTGGTCAGGGCTACATTGACAACGAAACCGCGATGGCTGTCATTGGTGCTATTGGCACGATCTTCGTTGCCGTTTGGTCTTGGAAGTCCAAGAAGTCCCTCAAATGAACTGGATCAAGATTGCCGCCATAGTCGTGATGCTCTTGGGCGTTGGCTCTGGCGGCTTTCTTATCGCCCAGCGGCCAGATTTCTGGCTGAGTATGGCTGGCAGCATCATCCGTGAGGCCATCCCTGTCCTTAAGGAGCGCATGACGCCCGAAAAGGAAAAAGAAATGCAGACCTGTATCCGCCGTGGCGGCCAATGGGACCACATTAAAAAGCGTTGCAAGAGGTAACAACATTGGCTTCGCAAAAGCCATAAGCTATGGTAAAACAACGGAAACGAAGTTAATGAGGCCGTGTCATGGCGGGTTTGACTTACAGCACTTACAAGACTGCTTTGGCTACACTTTCGGTCGTGCCGGAAACTGACCCGAACTGGCTTGCTATTCTTCCAGACACAATTGATTACGCGGAACTTCGCATTTACCGCGACCTTGATCTTCTTTCTACTGTTCTCACGAACACAAGCTTCTCCACAACCGCCAGCGCGTCAAAGGTCCAACTTACTCAGGGTACTTTCGTCACCCTTCAGAATGTTAACGTGATCACCCCGGCTGGAACTACAAATCCTGACTCTGGTACGCGAAACCCGGTTCTTCCGGTATCCAAGGAATACATCCAGTATTCTTGGCCCAGTTCGTCAAACGCTGGTGTGCCGGAATACTTCGCCATGATTGATGAGCGGACGTTCTCTCTTGGCCCGTGGCCGGATGCGGCTTACACGCTTGAGATTATTGGAACTTACAGGCCGGAAACGCTTTCCGCCGCTAACACCCAGACGTTCATTTCGCAGTACCTTCCTGACCTGTTCCTGATGGCTTCCATGATCTTCATCAGCGGCTATCAGCGCAACTTTGGCCGCCAGAGTGATGATCCCGCCATGGCGCAGTCTTACGAAAGTCAGTATCAGGCCCTTCTGCGCGGCGCGACTGTTGAGGAGTACCGCAAGAAGTTTGCCGCCTCTGGCTGGACATCCATCTCGCCATCTCCTGTGGCTACGCCGGGTAGGGGTTAATAAATGCCTCACGCAACCCTCAAGCTGATTCCGGGTGTTGATACCAACAAGACACCGACCCTCAATGAGATGGCGGTTTCCTACACCACTCTGGTCCGGTTTGTTCCTGACCGCACTGGTTTGGGTTTGATCCAGAAGATTGGCGGCTGGACACAGTTTGTCGCTGGTTCTTTCCCGGCCCCTGTGCGCGCCCTAAAGGCTTGGAGTGACCTTGAGTACACCAAGTATCTTGCGATTGGCGGCGAACGGAATGTAGGCGTTCAGGTTTATCGTGAGGCTGATCAGTCACTTCTTGATGTGACCCCGCGCACAATCGTCGCTGATGTTCTTTCTGCTTTTGTTAATCTTGGCGGACAAGGAATTGGTTATGAAGCAAACAACCACACATCAGTTGTGGCTGCAACAACAGCTAATCTTACAGCCACATACAACAACGGTACATCTGGCGTTGGTGCTACTTTAACAAATTCTGGCACTCAAGCTGCATTTAGCATTGACGGTGTTTTGCCAACTGCTGGCCAAAGAGTTTTGGTTAAAGATCAGACTACCGCAAGCCAAAATGGCGTGTACACCGTAACTACTGTTGGCAGCGGCTCAACTAATTGGGTTCTTACTCGCGCCACTGACTTTGATCAGTGGGGAACAAATGACATTGAATATGGTGCTGCATTTCTTGTGACCAGCGGCACGGTTAATGCCAGCAGATATTATTATTGCGTAAACTATACCACGGTTACGGTTGGAAGTACCTCCATAACATTTTACCGTGGTTTTGGTTTCACAACATCTCCTGTTTCAGATTCTGTTACGTTCTACACAACCGATGTTCCCAGCGCGGCGTCATATATCTACTTCCCAACAATCATAAATATTGGGAACGTAAACATTCTTGGACCCTACGACATTCTTACAATAGGCAAAGATTTTCTGACTTTTGTTGTTCCAAATCTTAGGGTTCCAATTTCAAGAGTTACATCTACTGGCAGCGGCACAAGAACTGTTACTGTTAGTTTTTCTCAGCCTCATACATTTTACGCGGGTCAAAAAGTTTATGTTAACGGTGTTACAGACACAAGTTTTGACGGGACTTTTACAATTGCGTCTGTAACGGAATATAGCATTACATATACTCAGTCAGGGTCCGCCGCTAATTCTGATGGCGGTACTGTAAATGCTGCCGTTACATTGGGCGGCGCTCCACCTTTTTACACAACTGATGGAACAACAAAAGTAACAGTAACCCTGACAAATCATGGATATTCTATTGGCGATACTTTTAATGCACCTGTCCCAACAAATGTTGGCGGCACAACTGTTTCTGGGCTTTACACTGTAAATGAAGTTAACGGGGCTAATCAATTTGAGATTAGCGTTGATTCTCCTGCCACAACTTTTTCAACAACATCCACATCAGGCGATGGAACTACAGCAACCGTTTCAATATCAAACACTTCTTATGTTGTCCCGGTTAACACATATGTCACCATCGCTGGTGTGACGCCTTCTGGTTACAACGGAACAGTTGTTGTTACATCTTCGTTCCCCGGATACTTCTCTTATGCAAGTTCAGCCACAGGATCACAGACTGTAGCCGGAACAGTAACTATGCCAGTGAGTGCATATGAGAACGGTGGGCTTATTAGAGTTGAGGAATTTGTAAGCCTTGTTTCCGCCAATCGTGGTGACAACTATTTTTATGGTAGCGGCATATATAACGAAGGTCTTTATGGCAGCGGCGCAATCCCCGCCGCAGATCAGGGAGAAGCTATAGTTGGCAATGATTGGACCCTTGATAACTGGGGTTCCATTCTTGTCGCCTGCCCCAAAAATGGCCCGCTGTATTATTGGCAACCTGTCGGAAGTTCCATCTCAAATCTTAGCTACATGCCAAACGCACCTATCGCAAATTCAGGTGCTTTTGTTGCGATGCCGCAAAGACAGGTGATTGCCTACGGTTCTTCTTTTGGCTCCATCCAAGACCCGCTTCTTGTCCGTTGGTGCGATCTTGAGGACTTCACCGTATGGCAGGCTCAGGCAATCAACCAAGCTGGCAGCTATCGCATTCCGACTGGATCAAAGATTGTTGGTGGCCTTCAGGCGGCACAGCAGGCGATCCTCTGGACGGACATTGATGTATGGTCAATGACTTACATTGGCCAGCCGTATATTTACAGCTTCAATAAAATCGGTGCCAACGCTGGTTTGATTTCGCAGAAAGCTGCTGGTCAGATGGGCGGCACTGTTTACTGGATGAGCCAGAAGCAGTTCTTCAGGTTTGCTGGAAATGGCGTTGAGGTCATACCATGCCCTGTGTGGGACCAGATTTTTCAGAACCTGTATCCCGGCACAGATGAAAACGGCAACCCGTACACAGACCGCATCCGTTGCGCGCCCAACAGCCAATACAATGAAATAACTTGGTATTTCCCGGCATATTACACTTCTGGACTTGACCCGGCTGACAGCCTGAACATTCAGAACAGTCTGATTGGTACGGGTGAGGTAAACGCATATGTTAAGTACAATGTTGCGCTTAACCAGTGGGATTACGGGTATCAGGACGAAGAAAACGGAAACGTCTTGGTTGGCCGCACAGCTTGGATTGACCAGTCTGTCCTTGGGCCGCCTATTGGCGTGGCGGCATCTTCGTCTGTAGGGTTGAATAATGGCGTAGCTGTTGACGAATACGCACCCAGCGTAAGCCGTTATGCCACTGGCTCCTCATCTGTGGCTACGCTTTACTTTTCTCCAGTCACAAGAACTTTCCCGCCCGGAACGCTCATCAACATTTCTGAGATGACAGAAACTGAATTTGATGGGAACTATGAAGTCACATCTTCCACGACTGGCAAATCTTCGGCGGTAACAATCACAAGCGCATCGCCTGCTGTTGTGACTTGGGGCGGCCATGACCTTTCCGCCAACTCGCCTGTTTATTTCACAACAACAGAATCAATGCCAGTTGGTCTGGTTGCTGGCACTATTTACTTTGTAAAAACAGTTGTGAGTGTGGATCAGTTTACTGTTTCATACACTGTTGGCGGCGCTGCTATTAACACTACAAGCACGGGAAGCGGTGTTATCACTTGCTACAGTCCAAGTTCAGTGACGATGGCAAACGCAAATTTTGCGTCCACAAGCCTGACCGACAGAACTTTTGGTGTAATCAGATACCAAGAGTTTTCCTACGTTTACCAGCACGAAACAAGCAACAATGCAAACAACTATGCCATTGATAGCGGCTTCACAACTGGTTACGCTGCCCTTGCTGAAGGCGACCAAATGACATTCATTGATCAGGTTTGGCCTGACATGAAGTGGAGTTTCGTTGATTCTCAGAGAAACGCTACTGTTAACATCACGTTTTATGTAACGAATTACCCCGGCCAAGAACCTATTCAGTACGGGCCTTATCCGGTGACGCAAGATACCGAATATCTCAGCGTTCGCATGAGGGGCCGCCTTATTTCCATCAGCGTTTCAAGTTCTGACCTGAATAGCTTCTGGCGTATTGGTGCAATGCGCTATCGCTTCCAGCCGGATGGCAAATACTAAGGTGAAATATGGCAAACATTGATGATCTTGTTACAGTCCAAAAGAACGGCGTAGTAGCTGTTAACGCTCTGGTTCAGGCTCTGAGCGACTTTAAGACGCTGTATGAAAAGACCGCCGGAACTTCTGTTGACAGCGACATCACATCAAACACGCGGGTGTTTTCGGGTTCTGGCCGCCTTGTCAGCATATCTATTGTGACCGCTGCCACTGGCGGGACTATTCACGATTCGGCAACAGTTGCTGACGCCAACAGCACCAATACAGTCTATACGATCCCCAATACCGCAGGCATCGTCGGTCTTGGCATTCCCATTACAAATGGCCTGATTATAAAGCCGGGTTCTGGCTCAGTCATAACAGTTATCTATTCAGAGGATGCATGATGAGCAAAGCCCCATCTAAGTCTATCAGCAAAGCGGTCAGCCTTGCCAAGAAGATTGCCGCCCCTGAGCCAGTCACGCCGATTGGCGGCGCTACAAAGCTGCATACAGGGGCTATCAAGGCCCCCGTTGCTGGGCGCACAGATCACCTCCCAATGCACGTTCCGTCAGGCTCCTATGTGATCCCGGCGGACATTGTTTCAGCCATTGGTGAGGGTAACACCGCCCATGGATTTGACATCATTGATTACATGGTCAAGCAGCGCAAGGCTGATGGCGGCGATGTAGATGAAATGGCAAGCGGCGATCCTGTCGCTATTGTCGCGGCTGGCGGCGAGTATGTTATTCCGCCTGATGCTGTTATGGGTTTTGGCAGTGGCGATCTGGACACTGGCCACAAGGCGCTTGATGAGTGGGTAAAGTATGAAAGGGCCAACACGATTAAGACCCTTCAGAAACTCCCCGCTCCCAAGAAGGACTAACAAGGGGAGAATGAAATGAACAATCCAAACGAAGTTTACGTTAGGACAGCGGAGCCTGAAGATGAGGACAGCATCATTAAGCTGGCCCACATTGTAGGTGTAGAGAACGGTCTTTTTGAGATGGACGAAGAAAAGGTGAGGAATAGCATCCGTCCTTTTCTGTATTTGAGTGGCGGAATTATTGGTGTTATTGGCAAGAAGAACGAACTTGAGGGCGGTATTATTCTGAGAATCTCCCAAAATTGGTATTCCAACGTATCATATCTTGAAGAAATGTGTGTTTTCGTGCATCCTGATTACCGCGCGGCCAAGGGGGGAAGGGCGCGCAAACTGGTTGAGTTTGCCAAAAAGGTTAGTGAAAAGTTGGAAATGCCCCTGATGATAGGTGTTCTCAGCAATTCGCGCACCGATGCGAAAACGCGGCTTTATGAGCGTCAATTTGGCTCTCCTGCTGGAGCATTCTTCCTGTACGGTGCAAGGACAGGAATGGTGCCTCCGCAGGAAGTCGTGAATTAAGGAGAACTGCGGTGGGCGGCGGTAAGGGCGGCGGGAATACAACTACATCAAGTTTTAAGCCACCAGAAGCCTTTATGAAGGCTTACAAAGAATCCTTGAATATGGCCCGTGATGCTGTTGATCAGCCTTACAGGCAGTATCAGGGCGATCTGGTTGCTGGCCTTACTCCCACTCAGCGTCAGGGTATCGCCAATGTTAACGCCGCCCAAGGCATGGCTCTGCCTGCAATCCAGCAGGGTATGCAGTACACGCAACAGGCCGCCAAGGGCATTACCCCTCAGTTGTATGAGCGGTTCTATTCTCCGTATGTGAGGGATGTCGCGGACGCTACTCAGGCCAATTTGCTTGAGAGCGGCGCACAGCAAATGTCCAGCCTGAAGGGCGGCGCTATTAACGCTGGCGCTTTCGGCGGTGATCGTGGCGGTGTTGCTCAGGCTGAAATGGCTCGCCAGCAGCAATTGGCCAATGCCATGTCCATGTCCAACATTTACAATCAGGGCTACGGTCAGGCGATGGGTCTGGCTGGGCAACAGGTTGCAAATCGTGGCGCTATGGGCCAGCAGTTGGCGGCCTTGGGCGCTGGCGCTCAGGGTTCTGTACTTCAGGGCGCTCAGGCTCAAATGGCCGCTGGCGCTCAACAGCAGGCTACCAAACAGGCTGAACTTCAGGCCGCCTATCAGCAGTGGATGCAGAAGCAGGCTTACCCTTATCAGCAGGCCCAGTTCTTTGCGAACATCGCGCAGGGTCTTGGTGCTGGCGCTGGCGGCACATCCTCCACGACTGCCCCGGCCCCGAATATGTACTCTCAGATTTTCGGCGGTTTGGGCGCTATTGGCAGCATCTTCTCTGACAAGCGGCTCAAGGAAAACATTCAGGCGGTTGGCAAGCTGAATGATGGTCAGACCATCTATCGCTATAACTTTAAGGGCGATCCTAAGACGCAAATCGGCCTTCTGGCGCAGGAAGTTGAAGAGACTAAGCCGGATGCCGTAACTCAGGTCAAGGGCCTGAAGATGGTGAACTACAAGGACGCCACAGAGGACGCCGCAAATAGCATGGGTGGCGTTGTCAGCCCGTCCATGGGCCGCGAAGGTTTGGCGGGTGGTGGCGTTCCGTTCTATCCGTTTGAGGAAGCCGAAGCTTATGTGCCGGAAGGCAAGATCAACGTCAGGTCTGCTACAATTCCGTCTGCGCCGAAGTCGCCTTCAGACGAAGGTCTTGGTGAGGGTTGGGCTGGGTTGAAGCCTCTTACACAGGCTCAGGCAAGTGGTCTTCGTGGGTTGGCGGCAGATGTCGGCCTTGAACTGCCAGTTACCAAGGCGGCACGGAAATATGACGAAGAGAACCCGCCTGACTATTTTGGTCGTGACGCTCTTTTGTCTGCCACTGGCAGGCTATCTCCAATGCAATATGCGTCTGGTGGCGTTGCGGCCCGCAAGCACTATCAGGACGGCGGCATGGAAGACGTTCCTGTTGAGGAAGAAGGGCTTGCCGCAGCGCCTGCACCTGAAGTTGTTATTGAGCCGCCTGCTGGTCTTGTGGCTTCTGAAAGTGGCGGAGATTTCTCTGCCCGCAACCCGCAGGGTTATGTTGGCCGCCTCCAGTTTGGCCCTGAGCGTTTGATAGATGCCAAGAGGGCTGGCGTCATTCCGGCAGAAATGACTTCGGAAGATTTCCGCCTTGACCCAGAGGCCCAAAAGGCGACTGAACAGTGGCACCTTGGCGACATCAATGACTTCATTGACAAGTCTGGTTTGGGCGCTGTTGAAGGCAAGACCATTAAGGGTGTGCCTGTAACGCGCGCTGGCCTTGTCAATGTCGCTCATCTGGGCGGCAAGGGTGGCTTGCAAAAGTTTGTGTCCAGCGGTGGAAGGTACGATCCCGCTGATGCGAACGGCACAAGGCTTTCGGATTACCTTGCTATGGCCTCAAACACTGGTGTTGCGGCTGCGGAGCCTGCATCTGGGGAAGGTGAGCCTGTTGAAGCGCCGCAGGGTGCGGATGGTTATGTCATCCCCGGTGAGAAGTCGCCGTCTGGCCTTGGCCGCATCTTTGATGCCAAGAAAATCTTCGCCAGCGAAGAAAGCCCCAGCGTTATTGAGCGCATTATGGGCCGCCGCCTGTCTCCCGAAGCGCGCTCTGCTGTTATGAACGCAAGCTTTGCTCTTATGGCGGGCCGTTCGCCGTTCTTCTTTAGCAACCTTGGCGAAGCTGGCAGGGTTGGCGCGCAGACCTACTACAATGCCCTCCAGCAGAGTAAGGAACTGGCGGCTACAGAGGCTGAACTTGGCCTTACCCGCACAGGAAAAGAAACTGAGCGCATGAACGCTGCGACTGCCCGCATCAATGCTGCCCGTCAGCTTTATGCCCAGATGCTGCCTCAGATCAGGTTCTGGCAAATGCGTAATCCGGGTCAGCCCCTCCCGCCAGAATATCGCCGCGTAATTGAGGCCGCCTATCCTTCAGAAGGCCCTGCGGGTCTTGTCAATGCCCCCGGCTTAACGCCGCAGTTGGCTCCGCAGTCTCCTTCTGTTCCTCCGTCTGCTGGCGGCGCAGCGGCGGCTCCTGCGCCCACTCCCGCAGTGCCTCCCCCGGCTTCTGGTGAGATGCCTGCGCCCGATGGAACGGAAACAGTCGCTGCGCCATCAACATCTGGAAATTCGGAACTTGATAAGCTTTATGAGCAGCTTCCGAATGAAATGAATCCGAATTACTGGAACAGGATGGCGCAGAACGCCATGACGCCAGAGGACTATACACGGGCTTCTCAGCGCGCCGCAGAACTGACACAGCAGTATATGGATAAAGGCATACCGCTCCCCAGTGGTCGTGTGCCTTTCCCCGGCACATATGAAATGCAGACAGAACAAGACCTTCGCAAGCTTCAGACTGAGGGCGCATATAAGGCCACCTCAGAACAGAACCAGCGCGCGCAGGCCAATATCCAGTCATTCCAGAACGCAAGCGGCACACTTACACAGGCCGCCGAAAATCTGGCGGCAACGCCGACTGGTCAGTTCTCTGAAGTGAAGTCCAATCTTGTCACGGCCCTCAATGCACTTGGCGTTCCACAGGATGCTGCCAAACTTGAGCAAGCCAGCAACATTCAGGAACTCCGCAAGACATTCTCCCGTCTCTTGTTTGAGGGCGATCTTAAGGGTAAAATTGGTTCTCAGATTTCCGGCATGGAACTCCAGATGTTCAGCCGTGGCTTCGGTGATGTGAACCTTGAGCCGGGTGCAAACCGTTATATCGTCGGCACAATGCGTGGCATTCTTGAGATGGAACAGAAGCGCGCGAGAGACTGGCTTGCATACGCCGATTCTCTTGACAGGCCAATCTCTAGCCGTGACATCGCTAAGTGGGAAGCTGCTTGGAATGATGAAAATCTGGTTGGTGATTACATCAAGAAGGGTATTGCAAATACTCCTGCCGCTGGAGAAATCAATTGGCAGCGTTGGAATAGTGACCCGCAATATCGTGACGGCATTAAATTTACTGAAGGATACCAGTATGTTATGCCTGACGGAGGGGTCAAGGTTTATACTGGCAATCCAGAAGATAGGTTCTTCTTGCCCGTTGACCAGTATCAAGAAGCTTACGGTGGGGGTGAATAATGGCTGGTCCGATTTCTCTGGAGGATATTGGATACGCTGATCTTCCTGAAGTTCCGGGTAATGGTTCTTCTGGTCCGCGTTCGCCTATGTCTCTTGAAGACATGGGTTATGTAACCCGTGGTGCAAAAGAAGCTGGTTCATACAAATCGCCGGAAGAACTTGGTTATTACCCGGAAGAACTTGAGTCCGCGAAGCGGATGATGGAACAACAGGGTCTTGCTGGGCCATCTATGGGAGACATTGTTAGCGGTGCAGCTTCGCGGGCTGGTGAAGCCATAAACTATGTTGCGCCAAAGTTTGTTGGCGGCAAAGGTGAATTTGGCCTTAGCAGCCTCCCCGGAATGGCCGCTGCGGTGCCGGGGGCTATTTATCAGGGTGCCAAGGAAGCCGTCATGGCTCCGGGCCGCATGATGTCCGGTGAAGTTCCGATGTTTGATCAGAACGGCATCCCGACTGAGGCTGGAATTGCTGAGTCTCTTAAGTTTTCCGCTGTATCGCCTTCTTCTCCACTGACGCGCGGTGTCACAAGCATTCCGCAGGCAGTAGGTCGCAAACGCATTGCACAGGCTATCCAAGAAGACATTTCTACTGGGAAAGTCCGTGGGCTTGATCCGGCGCGGCGCACTCAGTTTGGCCCTCGCGTTCTTCCGGGTGCGACACCTGAAGAACTTTCTTACATTGCATCAGAGGGCGTTCCGGTAACAGGATACGATGTTTCTGCTGGCCCCAATCTTAAGAACCTTATTGAGGCGGCTTCTCAAAAGGCACCAGATAAAGCACCCGTCGTTTCTTTGGCGCAGGGCATGGCGGAGCGTTCCGCCAATACTGGCCAGTACATTTCAGGCACTGTAGACAAGATCGCTGGTAGGCCGCTGGCTACTGGGGATGAGTTTAAGGCGGCTGTTGACGCTATTAGCGCCAAAAACAATCCCGCTTATACCTCTGTAATGTCTTTGCCTGAACATCAAAGTGTGTTCTCGCCTGAACTCAAGACCCTTCTTGAGGATCGTCCGGTTTTTGCAAAAATCCTGCGCGAACGCGCTCAGGGCGCTATCAATCGTGGTGATCAGCCGCCTGCAATTTATGGCCCGAAGGGTTCTCTTAATATTCAGCCCTTTAATGCGCCTTCGCTTGAATACCTTGATGGTGTTTATCGGAATGTGCGTGACATGGCCAGTCAGGCTTATCAGGCTGGAGATACACAGCTTGGTAAGGACTACAAGGAAGCCGCGAACGCATTACGGGCTGAACTTGATAAGGTCAGCGCCAAAAATCCGGCAGGCGAGTCCGTTTACAAGACAATCCGTGACGATGCTTCTGAACTCTTTGGTGCAAGGAATGCTCTTGAGGCTGGATACAAGTTTACCCGCGCTGCTGATCCTCTTAAGCTGAATGAAATCACGGCGGCATATCAAAAATACAGCCCCGGCCAGAAAGAACAGTTCAGAATTGGATTGCTGGCCAATATCAAGGATGAGGCTCTGAAGGGCGGAGCAAACAAGGTTACTTCTTGGTTTGATGGAAGCAATCCCAAGATGTACGAAAAGATTGAAAAAATCATTGGTCCCAATGATGCGATCCGCCTTGGAAATCAAATTCGCATTCAAAAGGTATTGAACGAAGGTTTTGCTCCGTCAATCCCGCAGGATATTGCACCGGGCAAGGTTAGCCGCATTACACTTCCGGGGGCCGCTGGCCTTACTGCTGGGGCTGTTGTGGTTGGCGAGAAGGTAATGGAAAACATGCCGCAAGTCGCGCAAGTTCTCCAGAGTCCGATCACACAGGGAACAGCCGTTGGTATGGGTGTTGCGACTACTGCATTCGTCGGCAAGAAACTTCTTGGCGCTGCAAAAAATGCCTATGAAGCCCGTGTTTCTCAGGCAATTCTTGATGCTGTAAACACCCGCGATCCGGCAAAAATTGCTGACCTTGAAAGGTACTCTCCTCAGACGCTCAAGATTGTTCTGGACCGCGCTTCCGCGCTTGCGGCTAGGGGTGCGATTAGTGAGGCAGGGCAGTCTGGTTCTGGCTCAAAAGATGACATGACATTCCAGCCGATTGAGGAGCGTAGGCAACGCAAATCCGGCGGCAGAACAAATGGCAACGCCATCAGCGCAGAAGTAAAACGTGTACGCGCCCTTCTGGCGGAAAAGACAGCTTCCATGCTGTCAGTCCCTGATGACGCAATCGCAACTGCACTTCATCTCGCAAAGAGGACTTAACAATGGCTACAACCACTCCAAACCTTGCCCTTACGCTTCCTACGCCTGACGTTGATACTGGTTGGGGTACAACGCTTAACACCGACTTCACAAAAATTGATGACATCTTTGCTGCTGGCGGCACTGGCACATCTGTAGGTGTGAATGTCGGAAGCGGCAAGACCATGGTCATGGGAGGCACCCTGATCCTTGGTACTGGCGATGGCACAAACAACGCCGCTGCGCCGACAGCCATCAGAGGTGCCAATAGAACTGGTACAAACAATGAAGGCCCAAGTCTTATAATTCAAGCTGGCAATGGAACAGGCACAGGCGGTTCAGGCGATATTATTTTCAAGACTGCACCCGCTGGATCGTCTGGTTCTACTGCTGATACGCTTAGAAATTCTTTCTTGATGTACAATGATGGTCATTCTCAAGCTTCCAGAAACACGGACGGCCCAATTCTTTCAGCTACTGGGCCTGTAGGCGGAATTGTATATGGTGAGTACAGTTCATTTGGTTATCTTACAAACGCCACAACTCCACTGGTTTTCGGGACCACAACCAGCAATCAGCTTATTTTTGTAACTAACAACACAGAACGTATGCGCTTTGCCGCAAATGGCGCTATGGGCATGGCTGGTGACAACTATGGGACATCAGGTCAGCTTCTTACCTCAAATGGTTCATCCGGCATTCCAACTTGGCAAGATAACCGCCCCCTTAACACTGATTCTTCTCAATCAGTTGGCAGTGCAACTCAAGTAACATTCTCAAGTATAGCGTCTTCTGCTGAGATTATTCAGATTGTGTTCCACAAGGTTAAGCGTGGGGCGGCTAACAATATTCTCATCAGAATTGGAGACAGCGGGGGTATTGAGGATTCTGGATATGACTCATATTCTAGAGTATTAGCCTCCTCCTCTGCGGGCGAAATAAGCACTGCTGGTTTTATCGTTTATAACACTTCTCTTACTTCCGAAATCACTGGTATTGTGACGCTTGCCAGAATGTACGGTGATCTTTGGGATTGCTCATATACACTTGCAGACACAGCAAATGGTACTGCGATTGTTGGCGGCGGCAGCAAAACTCTTTCGGCCACACTGGACAGGATTCAGGTTCTTCGTCAGGGTACAGGAAACTTTACATCAGGAAACGTGAGGGTGATGTACCTGAAGTAATCACCGCTCTACTATACTGCCATCCATCTTACGCTTCCACTTGGACCCCTTGCTACCCGGCAAGGGGTTCTTGCTTTTCTTGATGCCAAGGTGCTTGGTCTTGACCCTCTTGGCCTTTGCCGCCCTTGCATGATCGCCCTGTGGCCCGCTTGTCTTGGCTATAGCGCAGGCTTCATGGACGGGAGCCATATTGGCCTCTGTATCCTCGCCGCCCAGTTCCAGCGCCCTCATATGCTCTACGATCCACCTCTGGCGGACGCCATCAATCTTGCCGCCGCAGAGCGCACACATGCCGCCATGGCTCTCCCAGACCTTGAGGCGCATCCGGGGCGTCATGTTCTTGCGTTTGGTGGTGCCTACATCCTCAGTCATTTTTTGAACAGTTCTACCAGTTCTTCCATTTTGCGAAGATTTATTTGATCTATGAAAAATGCAGGTCTGTTTTTACCACTTGGGTCTGACCAAAATTTTTCCTGTTTCCCGTCTTTCCCATGTATCCACCCAACTAGCCTTACTTTGGGTTGGTCACTTAAATCAGCCAAAACGAATGGAAAATCATCTTTGTCTTGTGGATGCAATATAAGCGAGTGGAAGCTTTTTGTTATTGCCCTTACCTCAACACATCCGCCTACATCAGCAGCACCATAATCTCCAACGGCTCCGCTCCAGTAGAGGTTTAGTGCTTTTGCAACGGCCATCTCTCCGCGAGTACCTATCAAGTTAAGTTCTTCACTTCCTTCCTTTTCGGGTGCTCCATATCTTCCGGGTAGTTTCTTTTTCATATTCATAATTGTTCTTTGGCCGCCAATTAAATGGGCGACCTGCATTTCGGCCCACGACAATGTTACTATCATCTAAAGTTCTGACCAGCGCGGCGCGTGGCCTCCTCTGTACGGTATGTTTCAATAATAGTATCGGCCTTGTTACGCTCTGCCCGCGCGTATTCATCAGCCTCTACGGCGGCAACTTCTTCTTCGCAGGCTTCGTGATAGAGAGAGTGCGCCTCCGCCCATGCCTCGCGGGCTACGGCAGACGGCTGGTTGCTTTCCAGAATAAGCTTGGCCCTGACGCGCTTGCGCTTAAACTCAGCCCTCAAGCGGCGCGCCCTAGAGGACGCAATAATATCGGAGGAGGTCGCCAGATAGTTTAGCGCCTCCTCCATCATTTCATCTGTGACCAGACGGCTCATTAGCCCTTGCGGCCCTCATTGTAGACAAGGTTCAGGATGACCTCGCCATCAAAGTTGGGAACAGGCAGGGCGAACAGTTTCAGCGTGATGTTATCACCATCAGGCTTTGCCCAAGCACGGCCAATCTTCAGCCAGTTTGTGCGGCCCTTCCTGTCCGTTTTGTAGTGCATCACATCCCAGATGTCATTGTCGCGGGACGCGGATTCGGTGTTCTCAGAAGGCACGTTGTCATCAAAAGTCATCATTCACCTCAAAAAGGGACGGAATCGTCAAGATCAGGATCGGCAATTTTGCTGGCCGTCTTGGCGGGTTCATCGCGCTTTTTGAACAAGCTGCTTTGGGCCTTGGGCTTTTCAGCATTCTTTTCTGCGCCGTCCTTCATTTGGAAAGACAGGGAGAAGAAGTCATCACCGCCCTTGCTGGTCTTCTGCCAAGCACTGACCCAATACTCCACCAATTCGCCGTCAGGGGTCTTGATGGTGCATGAACCGCGAAGATGCGGGTGACTTGGCTTTTCGCGCTTCTGATTTTCAAACAGAGCGCCGCTGTTGGTGTTATCGTACTCAGTCATTTTCATCCTCCAAATCAGCAAAATAGCCGATGAAATTCATCTTCCCGGCCAATACCTGAAGCACTTCTTCTTGGTATTCACGGCCCATTTCATAGGTGTACGTTTCTA